TAAGTATGCAGACGGTGACGCCAACACGCAGAAGATTCGTTTTGACCTTCTGCCTGCCTATGCTTGCTTCAATCCGTTGTTTGCAGGCCAAGGCTTCGGCAAGTAACCTTGTAGAGATTCTGGGAGCTTCGGCTCCCAGCTTTTTATATGGCTACTCCAAGCAAAGGCAAAGCGAAAGTAAAGATCACTTCCACTGGCAAGAAGGTCTCCTATGGGCAGGCTGGAAAGGCCAGTGACGGTGGTTCTCGTGTACGAGCAGGCACTAAAAAAGGCGATGCTTATTGCGCAAGGTCTTTAGGTATTAAAAAGCAGTTATCTAAAAGACAACAAAATGATCCAAACACGCCTAATAACTTGAGCCGTAAGCGCTGGAAGTGTAAAGGCGCAAAGTCTATGAAGAGCGGTGCTACTTATGAGTGACGGTCTATACGCTAACATCCACAAAAAACGCAAACGCATCAAGGCTCAGAAGGCTGCTGGCAGAACACCAGAACGTATGCGCAAAATAGGATCTAAAGGCGCACCAACAGCACAAGCCTTTAGGAATTCTGCTAAAACTGCTAAAGGAGCTACATACGAATAATGGCTACTGTCGCTCAAGTTGCAAAGTCCTCACTACAGAGGATATTGGTACAAGCTAGTGAGGCTCCGCTAGAGCCTGACGAGTACCAAGATTTTATATTTTCTATGAATAATTACATGGCTGAGCTAGATGCCCAAGGCATTCAGCTTGGTTATACAGTTGTGTCTGATCTTGGTGATACTGTTACTATCCCAACAGGCGCACTGCGCGGACTTATCGCTAACATGGCGATTGAAGTCGCACCAGATTACAACGGAGTTGTCTCAGCAGGCTTAGCAAAAGCAGCTCGTGATGGTTTCAACACAATGCGTATGCTTGGTCAAAGCATGGGCAAATCTAAGTATCCTTGTACGCTTCCTATAGGCTCTGGTAACGAAGATAACGACTTTGGATTGAATGGTCATTTCTATCCAGACCAAGAGGCATCAATACTTGCAGAAACCACTGGCGCTATAGCCTTGGAGGTAAATACCAATGGTTAAAAGAGCGGATGGACGCAAGAAGTCGGATTTTGTAGCACAGGATACAGTGCTTGCAAATTCCTTCATGGACTACTTTGTTAATAACACTAACTATCGAATCTCCTACTCTAATCTTGTAGCTGGCCTTGGCGTAACTGGCTCTATCGTTACTACTGGATCTGGCGTTGCTACTCCTGTTTTAGAGATTGACGGCACAGTTAATAAGATCCGCAATTTAGAAAACGGATCTGGAGTCATAACGTCTGTTAGCGCAACTAATGGTGTAGAGATTAAGCATAACTTCACAGCAGACAGCACTGGATCGCCAGTTTTGCTCAACACCACAGCGGATTCTCCAACTATTGCAAGCATCTCCGCTGGAGACGGAATCAGCGTCACGGCTGTAAGCAACTCTATTGAAATCGCTTCGATAGCTGATCAAATCTTTGCACAAACTACACTGCACGAAAACTCGACAGCTACTACCATCGCTGTAGTGGACACTGCTGTAAAAGTGGCTGGAACATTTGTAGCTGGAGATGTTTCAAGTTTTACTGCTGATAACACTGGCAAGCTAACATACACAGGAGGCACTACTTCAACTGTTCAGCTTGTTGCCTCGGTAAGTTTAGATGTTGTAGGGACGAATCAAGAGCTTACTGTCTACTTTGCGAAAAACGGCACTGTTTTGCCAAACGCTAAAATATCCAGAGTGGTTACGGCTGGAAACATAGGAAACGTAGGTCTGTTTTTTAATGTATCTATGACGGCTCAAGATTATGTAGAAATATATGTTTCTAATGGCACTAGCACTAATGACATAACTGTAACGGACTGTTTGTTCGGAGTATCTTAGATGCCTAAAGTAGTCCTGCCTATAGCAAACGGATTTTATGAAAGCGATAGCTTGCCTATATCGGCTCAAGAGTGTGTAAATTTTTATCCAAATATAGCGCAGGCTCCGGCGTTAAATCAGGAAACCTTATTTGGAACGGCTGGACTTGAAGAAGTAGCAAATGCCAACACACTTACTGGAAACAGAGGCGCACACGAGATGAATGGTGTGCCTTACTTCGTTATTGAAAACAGACTGTACAGCATGGCTGCTGACTTCACGCTGACCTTCATTGGTGAGATAGCTGGCGATACCAGAGTGTCAATGGCTGATAACGGCACACAACTTCTTATCTTAGTTCCTGATGGAAACGGATACATATACAACCACGTTACTGACACATTCGCGCAAATCACAGATACAGACTTTACTGCGAACGGAAATCCTCAATTGGTTGTTTATATTGACGGATATTTCTGTCTTACAACTGATAGTAAGAAGTTTATTGTTAGCGCGTTAAATGACGGACTTAGCTATAACGCCTTGGATTTTGGTACTGCTGAGTCTGATCCTGATGACATTGTTGCTCCTATTGTTTTTAAGAACCAGCTATTTATAGGAGGTTCGCAGACGATAGAATCATTTCAAAACATTGGCGGCGCTGACTTTCCTTTTCAAAGAACTGGCTTGTTTTTATCTAAAGGTATTGCTAGTCCGTTTAGTATTCAGTCCTTGCAGGGTACGTTTGTATTCATTGGATCTGGTAAGAACGAATCTCCAGCAATCTGGGCTTTTGAAGGCAATGATGCAGTTAAGATATCTACAACTGCGATAGACAAAGAGCTAAGCAATCTTACGCAAAACCAAGTGGCCTCTATTTACTCATGGGGATATGCTGAGAAAGGCGCTTACTTTGTTGGGTTTGCACTGCCTAGCAGCACATTAGTTTACGATATCATTACAAAGCGCTGGCATGAAAGGAAGTCTGTCATTGAAGGTGATCTTGGAGGCTACCGTGTTACTGCTTTGGTAAGAGCCTATAACAAGATATGGGCAGGCGATTTAGTAGACGGCAGGATAGGAAACTTAGATCCTGATTTCTACACAGAGTACGGCACAGAGATTAGGCGTTCTATAGTGACTCAGCCTTTCCAGAACAACATGGAATCGTTTGTAGTTCCTGAGATAGAACTTACTGTTGAAAGCGGTGTTGGTAATTCCGCTGCTCCTGATCCTCAAATTGGCATGGCTCGTAGTCGGAACGCTAAGACTTGGAGTGACACTCGCTTCCGTAGCATTGGTAAGGTTGGTGAGTATAACCATAGACCTATTTGGCGAAGAAATGGCAGAGCAGCCAGATTTGAGTTATTCAGGTTTACAATGAGCGATCCTGTAAAGCCTGTGATTATACAAATGACTGCTGACATAGAAGGTGTTCAGTGAGCTATAAATTAAATGTTGCGCAACCGATAATAGAACCTAATGGAACTATGAGTCAGGCGTTTAGACAGTTTACGCAAGAGGCTACCTTAAGCATTCCTATAGTTGGAGTCGGAAGTCCTGAAGGTGTTATAGAGGCTGTACAGTATAGTCTTTACTTAGACAGCGCAGGCTCTGCTGGAGCTATACAATACAGGAAAATGCTTCCTAGTATTGGTGGCGACAGAAAACAAGGCTGGATTCTTGTTTGATTACCAGAACAGTAGACGCTGACTTTATAAGATCATTCGTTACCGGATCTGATGTGTTTGATGAGATTAGCGAGGATGACTTCTCACGAGATGAGTGGTATCCAGATATGCACTCAGGCTGGTTTCTTCATACGGAAGATGATGAGGTTTGTGGACTCTGGATGGCTGAGATGCGCAACGGCATCACCATAGAAATTCATCCAATGATCTTAAAAGAGTTCAGAGGAAAGAAAGCGTACAAAGGCGCTAAAGAATTTTTTACTTGGATAACAAAGAACACCAAGTATGAAAAGGTAAACGCAGAGATCGCCACTTGCTTTCCTAATGCCAAGATGTTTGCGGTACAATGCGGCATGAAGCTAGAAGGCACAATCAGGCGGTCTTTTAAAAAGAACGGCGAGATACATGACCAATGGTTACTAGGCATCACTAGAGAAGAACTAGAGGCGAGATATGAGTAAGTTAGTTAAAACGCTATTCGGCGGCGAGTCTGATGAAGGCATTGAACGCCAAGAGAAAAGTAATCAACTTTTACGAGACTTCCTTGCTCGTCAAGAGTCTATGGCTAGAGCTGATATCCGAAAAGCTATGCCAAGCCAATATGGTGCTTTTACAGCAGGTCAGCAAGCTGGCTTAGATGTTTACGGTCAATCTATGCCTCAACAAGCTAATGCCTTTGTTGGCGGCAACGTGGCAGCTCAAGGAACAATATTATCTGGAATGCCTATGTATGAGCAGGCAATAAGAGGCAGTGATGTTAATTACGCAGCATTGAAGCCATATCAAGGCAGTTACGATATGGCCTTCACTCAGCAGCAGTTACCTGATGCGGTAGCTAATCCTGCGTATTTAGCCGAAGCAACGACAATAGATCCAGTGATGCAACATCTAAGTCCTGAGTACCAAGGACAGCAAGCACAAATGATGGGCATGGGTGGGCAGGCAAATGCTTTAGCTGGCATGGGCATAGATGAGGCGGCTCTAGCTGAGCTGCGAGCAATGAGGCGAATCTAATGGCTAGACAAGACGATGAACGCGCAATGGCAGAAGCTCTTAGCGGCATAGGAGCTAATATCCCTAGCGCTGAAGACATAGTTGTTCAATTTGTTCAAGGCAACCCAAACGCCTCGCTAGAAGATATTGCTTCATTAATTCAGTCAACTGGCGCTGATCTGGGGAAAGTGGCTAATACTTTTGGCATTCCTATGGCTGAGGCTCAGCGAGCCTTTGATGCTGCTATATCGCCTCAAGCTCCAACTCAAACTGCCGTTAATCAGCCCCAACCAGCACCTCAACCAGTTCCTCCAGTGGTTTCTCAGCCAGCACCTCAACCAGTTCCTCAAGTCGAGCCTGAGCCAGCACCTCAACCAGTGATTGCTCAACCAGCGATTGCTCAACCAGTGATTGCTCAACCAGTGTCTCAACCAGTGTCTCAAGTAACATCTCAGCCAAAACCTGAACCAGCCGAGCAAATTTCAGGTTTAGATAAAGTAGCTAATTTTATCGCTTCAGGCGAAGCAAAAACCGATCAAGAAATTTACCGTGAAATGGTAAAAAATGATGTTCCGCTTGAGCAAATAGCAGCTCGCATCAATTATCCAATAGATGAAGCTATTGTTCGATTTACTCGCGCTCAAGAACTGGCGCAAATCGAAGACATTGTTGCTGGCGGCTTAGAGCAAGCAAAAAAAGATTTTCCTAACGGCATACCAGACAACCTATTAAGGCGTTACGCAACTGAGACTAATCAGTCTATAGAACAGATAGCCACTAACATGGATAACTTTGGTGTCTCTGTTGATGATATGGCTCGTGCTACTGGAATTCCTTTAGCTGAGGTTCAGGCTGCTTACAATAGAGCAAAAGGCGGCGCTATAACTGGCGGCACAGGCGATGTAACTGGCGGCACAGGCGATGTAACTGGCGGCACAGGAAACATAGTTGCAGGAAACGAAGTGGCTGGTGGAACTGGAGCTGGCGTTAGCTCTGGAACAGGCTCTGTAGCCTCCTCTACAGCCGTAGGAGGCCGTGCAGGAGCAGGCGGTCAAACTGGCTTGGCTGGATCTGAACGCGCTCTAGCAGGCGGCGTGACTGCTGCTGCACAGGCTATTGAGTCTGGTGCAGGTCAAGCAAGAGCAGACATCCTTGGCGGCACTCAGATAGCTCGTCAGGATTTAACTCAAGGCGCTCAAGAAGCTGGCGGTTTAATTCAGTCAGGCACTGGATTGGGACTAGAGGCTCTTGGCACAGGTCTTGGTGCTGCAAGACGAGATATTATGGGAGGCGCACAAGCTGGACTTGGCGCGTTGTACCAAGGTCTTGGCGGTGCTAGGACTGATCTTCAGGCCGCTCAACAAGCAGCTAATCAACAGTACGGACAAGGATTAGGCGATGTCACAGCAGCTCGTGATCTTGCGTCTCAGCAAGTTGGTCAAGCCTTTGGTCAAGCTGGTCAGATGTTTGATCCGTATCGTCAGGCAGGCACTGCGGCGCTACAGCAGCAAGCCGCATTGTCAGGCGCGTTAGGCCAAGAGGCATTTAATCAAGCTTTCCAAAACAGTCCGCAACAACAGTTTTTGCGCGAGCAAGGTGAAAGAGCGGTTTTACGCACAGCGGCAGCTAGAGGCGGTTTAAGTGGCGGCAACGTCATGAAAGAACTTTCAAGGTTTAACACTGGACTAGCTTCTCAAGACTTACAGAACCAAATAGCTAATCTTCAGCAACTAGGATCGCAAGGTCTTGGCGCTAGTGGTAGTGCTGCTCAGTTTGCCGCTCAAGGCGGCGCTGCTCAGGCAGACTTACAGACTCAGGCTGCTCAGCAACTCGCTGCACTGCGTGGTCAAATAGGACAGTCTCAGTTAGGTACAGGCCAGCAGCTTGCAGGACTAGGCACACTGGCAGGACAG